CTTCTTCTTGGGTGAACTTACATAAACCAGGTGACCGATCTCACAGACACTTTCACACAAATTCAATCATATCCGCGATTTACTATTTAGATATACCCGAAAACTCATGCGATACTATATTTGACTTAGATGAACAAGAGAATAGGCTGCATATGCCTACTGTAAAATTAAAATTTTTTGAACCAAATATGTACAATTCTGAACGTGCAGAACTAAAAGCTGTAACCGGAAATTGTGTTTTTTTCCCGTCAAGGTTAAGGCACAGTGTTACTAAAAATAAATCGGACCAAAATAGATATTCCATTGCTATGAATTTCTTTTTCAAAGGCGATACTTCTGATGGTCAAAACAAGCTGATTTTAAAATGATATTGGTGAAACTCTACTATGAAAATTTAAAATCATATTGGTGAAACTCTACTATGGAAATTTGAAATCATATTGGTGAAACTCTATATGGAAATTTGAAAATTAGTTATGATAAAAAAAATAAAATTAAATTTAAAAAAATCTGATGTAGAAAAATATCCAATGGTGGAAGTAAAATGGCACGATATTTTAAGTGACCCCGATTCGACTAGCATAAAAGAAATAAAAAAATTAAAGTTGCCTATATGCACTACTAAGGGGCATTTAGTATCTCAATCAAAAGGTATTACTAGAATATTTGGCGATTATGCTGAAAGTAATGATGAAAAAGGCAAAATAGATGAAGTAGGAAATACAACAATAATTCCTAATGGTTGTATTATAGGTATTAAAAAAATTTAATTTGCTAATATTAAATCCTCACTATATATAGTGGTGTGTTTTACAAATTTTTCGCCTATTTTTTACTCATAGCTCTAAATAAACCAATTTACATACTATATATTGTGTTATTAGCTCTAATTATACCTCTCTTATTTATTTGATTATCCCACGCAAATAAGATACTTATTGCTTAACAAGGAGTAATAAATGAAAACAAAAAAACTAAGATTGAACGCAGAAATCCGTAAGGGCATTTCTCATCAATTTAAAAAACATCTTGAAAATGAAAATACCCAAGAGAGAGAGGCATTTTTACAATCAAGAGAAAGATACCCAAATGCAGAAAACGAGGCGTTTGAGGTAATCAAAAATATTGTCGGCAAAAGATTTCCTAAAGAGGATATTGATATGCAGAAATATTTAGATGATAAGCATAATTTAGATAATCATAGATTAGATAATTGCTTTAATGTTAAGTGGGTTGGTTTAGTAAAAGAAACTAGATACAATTCACATACCCAACAACAAGAGGTGATTGAGGTTGAAAAAGAACAAACTAAAAATTTTGACTTTTCTTTAAATGCCTCAGTTGAGGGTATAAATGAAAGTGGTGGTGCATTACCTTTTTCTTATGCAATGTTTAGAGAGGATTTATTAGAAAAAAATTGTAATCCTGATATTGTTGCACAAACTTTAGAAAAAGAGGATAGCCCACATAGAAAAATCGCTATAAGTAAATGTAATGACTTTTTGAGAGACGAAAAATTTACAGACGAAAATGGCGAAAGTAAATCAATCTTGGAAAGGGGTTCAGAAAAATTTAATCTTGATGTTTTAGGGTCAAGATATTGTCATACTAGACATTTTGATATCTCGCCTAGTGAATTACAAATTTTAAATAATTGGCAACAAGCAAAACAAATTGTTTGTTTAAAACATTTTGAATTTGTTAAATCAATCCAAGACCAAATGAACGCAATTAATAGTGCTTTAAAATCTTACCAATATTTTGACCAAGCAAAAGAGTTAGCCTCTACTGTTGGTTTGAACTTGGAAGAAATAGATAAAGTATCTAGTAATGCCTTAACACTTTATAATCCTCAAAGTGTTGCAGAAAGTTTAAAATCTATGAAAAATAAAAAAATTAGTAGAGAGGATAAAATAAAAGCGAGATTGTTGTATGAAAGAGAGAGTGCTAGTCAATCTCTTAATTAATACGATAATAGGTGGGTGTAATAATTTGCGTCTTTTTTCCCATTACACTCACCTTAAAAATTGAAAGGTAAAAAAATGAAAATATGTCAAAATCCATATTGTTATCAATATGATAGAGTTAATAATTTAAGAACTATCAAAGGTAAAAAATATTATACTAATACTAAGGCAACAACTTTAAATTATTTAAATAATTTTTGTACTAGTAGATGTTTAAATGATTTTTTATATTTATATATGAGTAGAATTATAAATTTTATAGGTAAATTAGAAAAAAGTAGGATAAGAGAAGAGGGTAGTCCAAATTATTATCATAAAAACAATGAACAATTACAAATTGAATTTAATAGTGATAAAATCTATTGATATCCTATACAGATAAGATATAAGACAAATACATACTAAACACTAACAAGGAGAAAAAAATGGGTATGGACGTTTATGGGTTAAATCCCAAAATAAAAAAAGGGTCTGTTAAACCTAAAGAATTGAATTGGGCAAATTTCAATAAAATAGGTCAAGACAAAAAAGAACTAGATAAATACTTTGAAGAAAAATCTAAATACGAAGAAATAAATAAAGGTATTTATTTTAGAAATAATGTTTGGTGGTGGCGACCACTTGCAAATCTTATTCGTGAATATAATTCTAGTTGGCTAACGGAAGAACAACAAGAAAGATTGCACGATAACTCAGGATTTGAATTTTCAGAAAGTGAGGCAATGACTATTTATAAATCTTTAAAAAAGATTATTAAAAATGGTACTTGTAAGAAAATTGAAACTGAGTGGAAGAAAAAAGCAAAACAGGCAGAAAAGTGGAATAAAGGCATAGAAAAACAAATGGATAAATTATCTAAACTTGCAGAAAAAAAATTGGGCAAAAAAGATGTTGCACCAATTAATTATCCACCTGAGATAAAGCAAAAGTGGGATAAACTTTGGGAAAGTCAAGATAGAACTTGTAGTTATCCGTTTGCAGTAAGAAATGTTGAAAGGTTTTGTGAATTTCTTAAAGAGTGTGGTGGTTTTAAAATATGTTAAAAAAAGATAAAAACATCATTTATACTTGTGGCGATTGTGGGGTTGAAACATACCTCACAATCAAATCGCAAGAAAAAGAATTTACTAAATCTGTTTATGTTTGGTTTGAACTTGGTGGAGTTATAGAAAAAATGTGGGTTCAAATCAGGAAAGGCAATCAAAAAAAGGGTTGGGGTAGTTTGGATAATAAACCTACTTTAATTAAATGTTTAAAATATAAAGACATTGTAAGGTACAAAACAGATGAAAATGGCATTACAAGAGGGATAATTAAAACAAATTAAAGAAAAAAATGGAAATAATTACAGACCCAAACGACACTCTATACTACGTAATTTTATTCTTTGCGTTCTTTTATGTGTTGTTTTTTACATTGAAATAATCACTTTCTTGACTTAAAAGAAAGTATGAAAAAAAGAGAGAGTTTATTGTGGCAACGCATTAAAAAACTTAATCTAAAAGGTCAAATTTTTCGCGTAGAAAGTAATACAATTAACGGAATTCCTGACACTTATTGGTTATACAAAGGTCAATCAATTTGGATTGAACTTAAATCAAATGATGTCAAGAATTTAGGTCTTTCTAAGTATCAAATTAATTGGCATATCAATCATTTAAAAAATGGTGGCAACAGTTTTATCTTGCGAGAGAGGGTCAAGGACAGACTACTCCAACTTTTCAAGGTTCGTGAGACGAGAAAATTGGATATTTTAGCTGAGGGCGAAAATTCACGTGCCACGTTGCATTTACATTTTGATAAAATTGCGTGGGACTTGGGCTTTGAAGAAAATGTTTTGAAAAACTAATCACGATTAATGAACACGGGTCGCCCGTAGGGCGACCCGTGTTTTTATTTTATGTACGTGAAACTCTATATGCACCTTTTCAAATAAATAATGAACATTGAGAGCTGGCCGATCGGCCAAGGCCTCACGGATCTATGAAACTTTATACGCGCGTATGGAAGTATATATGAGCATATGCGCGAGCGCGCCTATGAAAATATATATGGAAGCTTGCCAGCTCTTCGAGCTGGCAAGGGAAGTTATTATTTGCCCATAAGCTATACCTCCTAATATTATATATACCCGCATTTTTTTATTTTTAAACTTACAGCAGCTACAGCTTGACAGCAGCTGGAGCATCTTATAATTATGGGACATTAATAACCGCTGCAGCGTTTAAGCAGCATCAACAGGAAGGCAAAAAATGAGTAAAAAAACAATTGATTTCTCGAAGCTTAAGAAGGGCCAAGAGATTAAAACTAACCAGCTCGGGCTGCTATGCAGCGGCCTATTGCTGGAGTCACCAATTATCGGAAAGGGCCTTAGATCGACAGTGTTGATCTATTCCAGGGCATCCGATGTAGGTTTACACGATGAGACCGGCAGCGTGTACAGCTATCAAGTTAAAGAAGCTAAGATCGGCAAGAGCTGGAGGGAGGTTATCAATGCCCCTGCTTAATTATTATTCTCAGACTAAGATGGCCAAGGGGGAGAAGTACGGCTATAAAACGGCCATTCTGCATCTAGCGCCTTTTAAGCTATCAGGAAAGAATGTATGTCCGGCAGCTAGTACCGGACCTGGGGGCTGTGTTGCGCCGTGTTTAAATACTTCAGGCCGTGGACAGATGGGCTCTGTTCAGGCAGCACGACTCAATAAGACTAATTATTTTTGGACCAATCGGAGCGGGTTTCTATGGGAGCTCTCAAGGGAGATTGAACAGCTTAAAAAGCGTGCAAGATCTCAGGGCTTTAAATTTGCCGTGCGATTGAATGGCACCAGCGACTTAAGCTTTGAACGTTTCAAAGTAACAGGTGATCAGACCCTGATGGATCTTCACCCTGATGTCCAGTTTTATGATTATACGAAGGTTTACAACCGTCTAGATCATAAAATAAAAAACTATCACTTGACGTATAGCTTCAGCGGTAAAAATCAAAAAGAATGCAGGCAGGCAGCCGCGCGGGGCGTGAACGTTGCGTATGTGTTTAAGGATAAGTTACCTAAGAAGCATCTGGGGCTTAAAGTCATTAATGGAGATAAGCACGACTTGCGTTTTAAAGATCCGCGTGGCGTGGTTGTGGGTTTAGTTGCTAAGGGTCTAGGGCGTAAGGTTGAAGCTCGCGGGTTTATTCAATGAGTTTTTTCGCTTATCTGTTCTTATTGTTAACTAATTATCCTATAGCAACCCTTGCAATGATTGCTATCATTTTGGTTTTACCTATGTTCTTTATTTGACCCAAAATGGACAGCTCCTGGAACATTACAGCAACGAATCAGGCACGTAATAAGTACAGGAGCTCGACCCAAAATGGACACATTTTATACTTGCTTTTATCCCATTAATATAAGATACTTTCAGTATCTATTAACAACTAAACAAAAGGAGTAAAAAATGATAGATAAAAAGACGATAACAACGTCAGCTCAAAAAATCATAAATACTAATTTAGATGTTTTTGTTTTTAATACGCTGATGAGCCGTAAAGAATATAAGATGAATGAGTTTCTTTTTTCTTTACTTAAAGATAGGTTAGTTACTGAGTTAAAAAGTGCTGATAACTACCTAGCGTTCACTAATAAAAAGATAAGGGGAACAAAAGGCATTTTTAATTATTCTTGTTCATTGACAGAGGTTGAAAAAACTTTATTTGATGTAAAGAAATTAAAAGAAATTGAGCCTCAACTCTATAAAAGTTTATTAGTAAAATATAATAAACCAAGTACGGCACAAGTTATTCAAGCCGATTTAAAACGTGTTAAATAAATTTTATAAATTTATTAAACGAATATTTGGGGCGAGTAAATCGCCCCAAGTATTAAAAGTTAAACCTTTAACTAAAATAAATGGAACTAATAAAAAGATATAAAGGTTATAATATAACTATTAAGGGGTTAAGGGTTGAGTGCAATAATGGAACAGACTTTATAATTTTGACCCTTGCCCCTATAAAAAACAAATCAAGTAAGTATATAAATAATTTTATTTATAAATCTATAAACCACAGATTAAAACAATTCCAATAACAATAGAGGTACCACAGAAAACCCAAAACGAACCACAACCACAAATTGTATTTGTGGGGCAAAAAGACTATGTATCTTAACAATGACCTAAACTTGCAAGAAATTCTCACGTAGTGTAGTCTAAAACGATTAAGGGGACCCAAAAAAAGGGACCCAAAATGAACTGATTTCTATGGTCGATAAAGAATTATTAACAACAGATCAACTGCGTTTGAGGCTCGAAAAGACGTGGTTACATCATATTAAACTATGTCAGGATAACTTCTTATATTTTGTTAAGAATGTTTGGCCTGATTTTATTTGTAGAACTGATAGTGATCCTGAGAAATGGGGGCACCATCAGCATATAGCTTACGAGTTTACTAAAATCAAAAACGACAGTTCGGGGCGATTAATTGTTAATATGCCACCGAGACATACAAAATCTGAGTTTGCTTCTATTTACTTTCCTGCTTGGTACATTGGTAATTTTCCTAAAAAGAAAATAATGCAGGTATCGCACAATGCAGAACTATCAGCTAGGTTTGGTGCTAAGGTAAGAAATTTAATTGATAGCAAGGAGTATAAAGAAATCTTTGGAGATGTTAAACTAAGAGAAGATAGTAAGGCTAAAGGCCGATGGGAGACAAATCACGGGGGTGAATATTTTGCAGCGGGGGTAGGCGGTTCTATCACAGGACGAGGGGCGGATTTACTTATTATCGACGATCCACATACCGAACAAGATTCTTGGTCGGACTCAGCAATGGAAAGAGCGTTTGATTGGTATCTCTCAGGACCAAGACAACGTCTTCAACCTAAAGGTTCAATTGTACTTGTAATGACACGTTGGGCCGAGGACGATTTGACAGGAAGACTTATTAAATCACAATCGGAACCTAAAGCAGACAAGTGGGCACATATTTCTTTTCCTGCAATTTTAGAAGATAACAATCCTGTGTGGCCTGAGTATTGGTCAAGAGAAGAATTAGAAAAAGTTAAAGCTTCGTTGTCCGTGAGAAATTGGTCGGCTCAGTATATGCAAGAACCTACGTCTGAAGAAGGAGCCATCTTGAAACGTGAGTGGTGGATACCTTGGAAAGGAGAACTACCTCCTTTGAAACACGTAATACAATCTTACGATACTGCGTTCAGTAAAAAAGAAACTGCGGACTATTCTGCTATTACGACTTGGGCAGTATTCACGCCTCACGAAGGTGGGCCTGATGCAATTATGTTAGTTGATGCTATAAGAGGTAAATTTGATTTTCCTGAATTGAAAGCTGTCGCTTTAGAACAATACAAATATTGGGAACCTGAATCCACTATCATTGAGGCAAAGGCCACGGGTCAACCATTAATACAAGAATTACGTCGAATGGGTATACCGGTTATGGATTATGTACCTTCAAAAGGCAGAGATAAGTTTTCACGTGTAAACGCAGTTGCACCAATTTTTGAAAGCGGACAAGTTTATTATCCTGAAGGAGAGAAATTTTCTGAAGAAGTTATTGAGGAATGTGCTGCATTTCCTCACGGAGAAAATGACGATTATGTTGATAGTACCACTCAGGCTATGCTAAGATACCGACAAGGATATTACGTTTCAACCTATTCTGATGAAGAAGAAATTGAAAAGTATAAAGAAAAGAAGTATATATATTATTAGGAGAACATATGTCAAAATTTAAAAAAAGATTGAAAAGAGCTGCTAAAGTTGGAATAGGTTTAGGCGCTGCTTATGCTTTAATGGGGGCTAAGAAAGATATGGCTAAAGATCTTATTTCAGGAAAAGACTCTGAAGTAGGAGCAATAGCTGCAACTAAAAAAGCACCTGTTAGAATAGCGAAATTAGGGGAGTCTGATGCAATTAAAGCAAAACCAAAAACATTAACAACTTTAGAAAAAAGAAAATCATTTAGACACGGAAGAAATAGAGGTAAAGGTTCTAAATCAATTGGCTTATCTATGGAAGACGTAAGAGCAAGAAATAGATCCTTTAACGAAAAATTAAAAAATGTTAAAGGTGAAAGATACTCTCTACTTGGTTCTATGGGTTTTAGTCAAGGTAAGATGATTAAAGCTAAAGGTGGAAAAGAAATCGTAGGTAAAAAAACTAAACTATTTTAATGGCTGAAATAGAAAAAATAACAGAGACTTTAGAAGATCCTAAAGTTGAAGAAGAGGTTGTTGTAGACATCGTTAATCCTGAAGAGACAAAGGAGACATCTCCCATCTCTGAAGCACTAAACGCTGAAGCAGAGTTTTACAAAAACATTGCTGAGGATATGGATGAGCGAGTTCTACAACGAATCTCAAAACAACTTATCGATGATTACAAGAGAGATAAAGTTTCTAGAAAAGATTGGGAAGAAGGATACAGAAACGGTTTAGACTTATTAGGTTTCAAGTATCAAGAGATGACAAGACCGTTTAAAGGTTCTGCATCAGTAACACATCCGCTATTGGCAGAAGCTGTTACACAATTTCAAGCACAAGCATACAAAGAATTAATTCCAAGTGATGGTCCTGTAAGAACAAAAGTTATGGGATCTGAAACTACAGCTAAAGTTGAACAAGCAGGTAGAGTTCAAGAGTTTATGAATTATATGTTGATGGAGAAAATGGAAGAATATACTCCTGAGATGGACCAATTATTATTTTATTTACCACTAGCAGGTTCAGCATTCAAAAAAATTTACTATGATGAAGTAATGCAAAGAGCAGTTTCTAAGTTTGTACCTGCTGAAGACTTAGTTGTACCTTACTATTCTACAGATTTAATGGATTGTGAGCGTATAACACACGTTATCAAGATGACAGATAACGAAGTTTTGAAAAAACAAAAGGCAGGTTTCTACAGAGACATAGAATTAAAACCATCAACACCGGAAAAAACAGACATTCAGAAAAAATATGACGAACTTGAAGGTGTTACACCAACAGGTGACAAGCAATATACACACAATATTTTAGAAATGCACATTGATTGCAACTTAGATGACTTCGAATACGAAGAAAAATCTAGAGAAATCAAAGTTCCATACATCATTTCTATCGATGAAGGCTCAGGTGAGATACTTTCTATCTATAGAAACTACGATATGGAAGATCAAATGAGAAAAAGAAAAGATTATTTTGTACATTTCAAATTTTTACCAGGTTTAGGCTTCTATGGTTTTGGTTTAATCCATATGATTGGTGGATTATCACGTACAGCTACGCAAGCTTTGAGACAATTACTTGATGCAGGCACACTTTCTAACTTACCTGCAGGATTCAAGAGCCGTGGAATTAGAATCAGAGATGATGATCAGCCATTTCAGCCAGGTGAATTTAGAGATGTGGACGCTCCAGGTGGAAATATTAGAGATCAGTTCCAAATTTTACCATTTAAAGAGCCATCAGGCACATTATTTCAATTATTAGGCTTTGTTGTTGGTGCAGGTCAGAGATTTGCAGCCATAACTGATATGAGTATCGGTTCAGATGAGCAAAATAGAGCTGTTGGAACGACAATGGCACTATTAGAGCGT